GGGTCGACTGCATCGATCGTTGTCTATCACCGCGGCAATAGAAACCTTTATTTATGCATAAACATGTAATATGTAAATATGTAATATGTAAACCTCTATGCTCCGTCTGGAATCACAAAGCTGTAAAGCGATGGTGTATTCAAGAAGAAGAAGAAGTTGTAGTCGGGACCATAAGCGGCCCACGAGTTTACTCTCACACCTCCAGCAGTGTTTACCTTTTGCAGCTGAACTTGTAACAAGATATTATCTTGTGTTGAGTCATCTGCACTTCCGCCAGTATTGGCGTTGAAAGGATTGACAAACTGAAAGTTAAAGGGAGAGTAGAAAGGAAAATTCATGGCAATAGCCGGCTGGTTCCTCATATCAGTAAGAGCAACACCACTGTTTAATTCAATAGTATTGGTAGAAATTAATCCAGCCAATACATTATTATTAACAGATGTTGATACTGTCACTGTATTATAAGAGGAGGATATGATTGAATAATCATATCTCTTCAGAGCTACTGAGTGGGGGGTAAAATTTTGCGTTTCAACATTAAAAGAATGGGTTATAGACCCACGCTGACCAACAAACAATAATGAAATCATCTGTGGTATGTTCATTTTAACAAAATTGTACGGATGACTACCTGCTATGATAGTCTTGGAAGCATTCCATATTCCATCGGGATCATATCCCGGATATTTCAAACGTCTAGATTGATAAAAATTATACGAACACCAAGTATTGGTGACGAGATTATCAAGAGAATTAATAGTAAATTGATACTCTAATCTATGTATAAGAGGTCTGAGTGATGTAATAGCCTCACCGAAGTGAACATGATATTTGTTGGGATCACCTTTAGTAGATGAATTACCTGCAACAACATGTTTAGGCTTAAGAGGATAATGTACCTCTTCGGATTGTAAGGTATATGGCGATAGAGTGGAATTCAATGCTACCTTACTGGTAGGTTGAGCAAATTCTATATTGTCAGCTGCCCTTACGAAAACCATAACTGGAATCGCAGCAGTTGCTACGGGTCCAGATAGTGGATTCACTACTCGCATAGTGATGAGACCATTTGAGTATGTATCGGGAGCTAAAGCCGTACCTGTAAAATTATAGTTACCAGTAGTAAAACTAGTTTCTGTAAATGTTTTTGCCTGTGAATAGGGGATACGTACTTCAACATCCTGCTCTGCACCAATATCTACGATCTCATTAAAGACTGTAGTATAATCGGGGACAGTAGTAGAAATGTTGTTAATAGGATCAAAAGTTATACGTACCCTACCTTTGTGAAAGCGGGTGCATATAAATTTGAACCTAAATACAATATCCCCTCTCCAGTACTTAAACATATTAGCAATATACCCCATTGGGGTAAATTGTATAGGTTCAGAACTAGTACTCTGGAAAGAGAAAGATGGTGTAACCCTAGCAACAAGGGTAAGGGTATCAACTGCATCAGATGATGCTAGAATTGCCGAACCTAAGTACGTTTCTCTAGCTGCTATATAAGCAATATCTAATTCATCAACACCACTAAGTCCCACTGTTCTAGGATCGAGAGTAACTTCATTCTTAGGATCAACTGAGGCTCTATCCATAGGGACAGAGACTTCACATGTGCTATTGTGTGGAAATGGTTGAGGTTTAAAAGCATCAACCGTATCCATATTAGGAACATTTGTGAAACCAAGTGCAGAAGCTACTTTTGACATACCAGAAGCTACCATACTAGTGGCCTTCATATATGGCCCTATCATTGGAATTCTGGACAAAGATCCAGAAGCTTTAGCAACACTACTAGCAATTTGAGATGGTTTATAATCAAACTCATCTGCTTGCAGAGCTAATTTAGTTGTAGGAGCATGTAGCTTGACATTTTCTGCCCAAGCATAAACATTTATAACTACAGACGTTCCTGTTATCCCTGTAGCTGAAAACAATTGAGCAAACAAAGCAGGAGTTATAGTTCCCATTGCCTTAACATCATCAGCGACTGTCAAATCTAACCAATTTTTGTGATAGAAAAAAGGAAGTTCCATTTCCCCACCTTCGCAGGTTTGAGGAAATATCCAGACTTTAGGTCTCTGAGAGTAAGGCAATAGTTGTCCGCCTACAGAATCATCAATGATACTATTACCATTTAGATCCTGTAAAGGACAATAAGTAAATGCCATAGCACCCGCATAAAAAGGCGAAGCATTAATAACAAACTTAAGCTTAAGAGTGCAATTAATGAAAGCATAATTATTAATTTTATTTTTGATAGGGGTACTATTAAAAAAGAGAAACCAGGGATACCATGGGGTATCTGTTATAAAAGTATCTGTCTGATTCCATATGTGCGTATTAATAAGCACTGGTCTAGAAAGATACTTTGCTAATTCGATCTGCGGTTGCTGATCGATTAAATTGGTACATGTAGGATGATCTATTGACCAACTTGTACCAGGGGTCTCATCTAGAAACTCTGCCACAGTAACAGAAGTAGTGTCTGGAGCTTCTGTAGAGGGCATTGAAAATTCGCTCTCATCAGATTCCATACGCATAAAAATACCATCGTATAGCAAAGGATAGTCATCATCTGAATCATAAGTAGATTCAGGATCACTATAATAAGGTGAGGAAGGGGGAGAAGTATAATGAATCGGAGATTCATATGTCTCTGAGTGAGACACACACTGTTGTAGATCTAGTTCTGCAACGCAACTTTGGCACATCCCATGATGTGCGGTTTCCTTATCTTCGTTAACATTTTGTACAAGATCATGGCTAGTTAGGCCACAATCAGGTTGGGTGCAGAGCACCCGTTCTGCACTTTGGGTTCGGGTAGTGCAGGACCCGATTTGTTTGATCTCAAATTAGAATTAGTGTTAAATTCACTAACTAGTTGTGACCAAGTTGGCAAATTGCGTTCAAGATATGGCTCTAAACCCAATTCTTCTATAAATTTATTGAAGAGTTTCCTCTTTTCTTCAAATATTTCCTTACCATACCAGAAATATTCTCTAGTGGCTGTATCTAAGACAGCAACCCCTTGTAATTCAGGACTTACAGTTTTAGAAGCAACACACATGGTTAGCATTTTATTTATGGAATCATGATCTATAGGACAAACTCGTAGACCAAGCTCTGGTTCATATCTCCAAGTTCTTTTGAGAAATGAAGCTTCATTTATATTGATAAAAGGTATGCTAGGAGCAGTTTTATCTGCCATAGTAAAACCAATTCCAATACTAGCCAAAACTTGTTGCATCTTAGTATGATCTAACCAAGTACATCTTCTATTAACACCCATGATCATATCATCGCCATATGTCATAAGAGCAACATTGGATTTAAAATCACAACAAGTGCGTAGTGGGTGATTAGTTGCATAGCAATATCTAACGTACAAACAATTTGCAATTCCATTAATGATTACGGTTAGAGGATGTCCGGAAGGATTTGATCCAAATATACGCAATAATTCACCATTGAAATCTATTGTTGGAAAGGCAGTATCGTAGGCTATACCAAGACAAACACATATGTCTCTATCAGAGTAACCAGCAGCTCTACATATTGATATAAGAAGATCAAATGCTTCAAGAATAACAGCTGCTGGCATACGTTTATCGAATTTTCTATAATCTCCAGCAACAATTCTATCAATACCAAATTGTACAAGATACTCATATATATCATCCCACTCTTTAGATTGGGCAATAGTACCTGGTCCAGATTCAAATAGAAATCTATTTTTCTGAACAAGACGCACAATAGGCAGAAAATACATACGTACTAAAATACTCCACGACATGGGTGCACCGCAAAATACTCTCGTGGCCTCATCTTCAATTTTGCTAAAAGGAAGAGGTTCATCTTTTAATGAACCAGTGAAGACTGGACAATTCATGATATTTTTCTCATAGTTTTTAATCATACGGTCCATATCATCTTCTATTTCACAAGTTATTTTAACAGGATGCTGAAAATCATCAAAAGGATCAACTTTCTCCAAAAAATATTTCTTAGATTTGTTAAAAGGAAATCCAGCACTTGTATTTCTAGGCATTTTATCTACATACGCTAAACCTGGTTTACCATTAACAGCAGTATTTAAATCATACACCTTAACTTCAGCTAAATCTTCAGCTGGTACATTATCTAAAATATCTTTAAGAAAACACTCTTTGCAATGTTTAAGAAGAGTTAAATCCATATGCGTTACTGGATCCGCCAAGTCTAAAAGAGCTTTACGCCATGGTTTGTAAGAATTCATAACAGGTGGACCTGTTTTAATAGAATATCCATGCTCGATAGCTTTATTACACATTATAGTTTTAGTGACTCTAGATTTGAGTTTTCTTCTAAAACCAGCTAGAGAACCATAAACTTGCATAGTTCCTTTTTCTATATATCTAGTGGTAGCTTTCTTATGCAATTGGACTAATTCTTTCTTGTATTCTCCAACCTGTAGGACAGGTCTATTATCGTGTATAATCATTTTATTACCTAGGACAGAATCGATTGTTTCTCTCGTTAGTGAAGTTGCGCATCCAAAATGCATAAGACCTCCCAATGTATGAAGACCTAATATTAAGGGACCCATAGCAGTTTTAACTAAAAGAATAGACCCACAATCTCCTAAAGCTGTAGGGTGAGCCGTATTACCTCTCCAGAAATTATTCTTAATACTAACAGAACATGAGGGATCTTCAAAAGAAAAATCTAACATTTTCTGGGTAGCCCTAAAATTATTCAATTGAATATCTCCTTGTAGACTACGGGCTACATAAGTCCCATCAAAACGCCCAGCAAAGGAATCTAATGCAAACCAATCCCTCATATCACACCTAGGTGGAATTGAGGGCATATTCACAAAAACAAGATCTTTTTCAGGTAATCGTGTTATTTGACTTGGTGTAACCAAGCTAATAAAATTTTCTGAAATACCATCCTTCGCGTTGTGAAATATTAACTCTAATTCAAAACTTTCACCGGGTAAGCAATGATTGTTAAAAACATAAGTTTGACCACATACACAAAAACCTTTACCTCGCTTTTCGATAATATTATCTCCATCTCTCACACGTCTCTTAAATGAAACACAATTTCTTGCAACAAATGCGGTGGATTTATCCAAGGACCAATCAACACGAGATAATGCGGGTTTAGGTATATCAAAAGTAGTACACTCAAAAGAATCCTTATACCACACATTTTCTAACTTATCACCTTTGGGCTGTGGAGCTTCTCCACGTTCTGCAGTAAGTCCTTGTAAGCAGGAAATAGAAGTTTTATTTGATATTCTAAATCTGTATTTTCCTTTAGCTATATCATCGGTGCTAATTATTTTGCACCCTGGCTTCATGGCTCGAGCTTCTTTCACTCTTTCATCAAATGTTGTGTGATTACATTCCTCACAACCATTACAAACGATAACAAATTTGTCAACATTATTATCATCAATAGTCGTTGATGACATATATGTGCTCAAATCTATTAAGTACCTGGATGTTTTAATCAATGTCACAGCAGAAACAATAGCTGCACACAAAATAACACATTTAGGTGTACGGATGGCTTGAAAAGCTCTCCAACCTAAAAATTTTATCGTAGCCTCTCTACATTGTGGATCGTGTAGAAACATACAAAAGAATGAAATTACTAAGACCTCACCAAATAGGATCCTAAAAATAAAGCTAAAATATGTACTAGACTTAATTAATTCAAGTATTTGAATGTAAAACCAGACCATCAACTGGATAGGAAATGAATACAATAATTGAATTCGTCTATATATTGCCCACATACAGGTCCGTGCTGGATAAGAGAAACAATCTATAGTCCAACCACCTCGTAACCAACGATAGTCAAATTCAGCATCGTTAGCATCTGAACGATCCTGTCGTATTTGTTCCATCATGCGTGTGACCCATGGAGTGTTATATACAACAATTTCATCACCAGATTGTAACTGGGGTTGTTGTATTCTTCCTCTAATATTTATCATACATGTATCACAATTAAGTTTACTGACTCCGTGTATACAAATAACATCTTCTGTCAAACTACATTCAGCACATTGGCTAGATGGTAATAGATGTTTACATAAAGTGGCAGACTTCATGTCTTTATCACATTTCATAGCTTTTTCTTGATTACCTGCAGCTATCTGTGCTACATGGTTAAACCACATAAGAAAATCTGTGATGTCATCAAAGGTATTAAGTACTACAGCTTCTGCTGTTTGACCCATATGTGTGGATCTACGTACTCCAGTGTTATCTTTGGGCACAACTTTCTTAACAATTATATTCCAAAGATTTGGATATAATCCCTGTTCTGAAGGAGGTATTTTAGATGGATCAATCATACTTCCCTCATCACGACAATATTCATCCTTGGGTATAATTGATATAATGTAGGGTAATCTTCTTTGAACAGCTAATGGGCAAGCGAAATACTTTTCAGCATTCAAATTTTCTGTATTAGTAGTAGCAATTACAAATCTTGCGTTTACAGGCGTTTTACCTTTATCAGCAATATCTGCTTGAGTGGGAACATATGGTACATTATTTACAACCTGTAACATCTCAACAAGAGATGGATCACATCCTTGAGAAGATTCAGGATGCAGATATGCAACATCATCTAATTGAATACACCATTGACTTGAATTGAAATTAGTCCAGTATTGATCAAAAGCATTTCTACTATATTTATACTCATCATCTATTGGAAGATTAAAGAGTTTACCATAATGATAATACAACATCTTTGTAAATTGACTTTTAGCCACACTGGAACCACCATGAACTAAAACTGCAAAAGGTGCTTTACGCTCTTGTTGAGCAAGCTTTCTAGTTTTGCATTCTACTCTAATGTTTTCCAAATCAAGCAATAATCTACGAATGATAATATGGCAATAATCAGATTTATCCATAAAAGGATACTCTTACCCTGATTTATATTTTCATCCAATCTATTCAGAAAATCAAAAACTGTGAAACCATGTGGTTCAGGATTTGATATACTTTTAGCTTGTATACGTAGCAACTCACTTTCCTGAATCCATTTCTCATAAGTTGTCTCATGATGTAAGAAAGAATCAAATCTTCCTGTTTTCATAAATTGGTACCCAGCTTCACAAAAATATAAGATGGTATCTAGCATACAATGTATGAAATCTGTACCCAAATAATATTCTTTCTTAATCGTAGCTTCTTCCAAACGAGTAAAACGTTTGAAATCAAATTTAAGACCAAGTTTTTCAAAAAGTGATGTACCAATACAGTACATTAAAAATCTGTACAATTTAGTGAATATAGGTAACTTCTTAACAGAGTCATATTTATTCAATATATCTCTCATAGAACCCATATAATTAGTATCCTCTCCCTCAAGGAAGAAATTCATTATATTACCCCAATGTTGCAATAAAGAAGAAGTTAAGGATTTATCTGATCTACATTATGCAAATACGGTAAATGCAAACATAAAATCAGATTTGTTTTTAGCTTGTGTCAATAATCTCACTAATGTTAGAATATTTTCAACAAGTTTAACTACATATTCTGTCTCACCAGATAAAACTACAGGAGTAGTATTAGTAAATGATTGTAAAATCAATTTATTTTCTTTATCAAAGTGTGACAATTTAAGATATGTCAAGTGTTTATTTTCAACGGGGGGTAGATTACTAATATAAGTATATGTGGGGGAATAAGAATATTCCCATCCAGTAACTGGATATACATATCCTTTGAATCTACATGGGTGTGAAATCATTGGACATTTATTTTGTTTTGGATATTCAAAAATAATGTCGCAAGGTTTCAAAATATACTCAGAATTAAAAGCTTCTAATTCCAAGTACGAAAAGGGGGGGCTGGATTGCACTTCTTCGCCTATCCAGCCAAATTTGTTATTATAGTCAAGCATCGAATTCATCGTCGTCGTCATCATTGTCATCGTATATTAGTTTGGTTGTATCTGTTTTTTAAATGGTTTTTATCGTCATCCTTGACTATTCTTATTTGGAAGGTTAGAATTCCTTTGACTCGGCTTTAACGTGTCAGTAACCAAATGATCTTCTCATTGTGGTTCTTAGAGATCCAAATCGGTCTGTATTACAATTAACGTTGTCCTTTTTCGGAGCGAAGAGGTTGGAATACATCCTAGAGTTTTACCTGTAACGTAAACTTAGGTAAGCTGTAGCGGTTACAAGTTATTAAAATCAAAAAGAACACCAGTGAAAACTATTCCAATAAGAATCACAAGTGGTGCTGTCTATCTACTTTGCGTCGTGTATGTAGACAATACACTCATTAAGGGGTTTTTATATTTATGTGAACATGAATTATTATTTTCCCGGCCCTTAATGAATACGGCAGGGCGCTGATATGAAATACTAGATAAAGTGTAAAAGTGCAAATAAAGAAAATAATTAATGTGATGCCAAGGAATCAAACCCTGGATAACGTCCTGTTCATCATAGACCACTCAGTGACTCTACTTTACATTAATCTAACTTTAAAAGAACATAAAATTAACTAGTATATATATATATAAGTATATAAAGACAAATAATAAGATTTATTTATAGATAGTCTATAATCTATCTGGTGATTTAATATTAAGAGAGTTCACCACTCTCTGCCATTCGCTTTAACATAGCACATGGCAAACTTTGGTATTATACTGTGGAAGTTCATCTTTAGAACGCATAAAACACAGTTGGGAGATTAATACAATAACTTCTCCCTAGTTATTTGACGATTTGATTTGATATAGGTGTTAACTCACCAGTAGAAATAAATCAAGTAACAAATTACAATCTAAACTTTAGATAAAATAGTAGTACACGGCATCTGCGCCGAATTATACTATATTTAAATAAATAAAACAATAGATTAATAT